GAAGGCGCCGCACCGGAAAGGTGCGTGTTCCTGTCGCGTGTATATCCCAACATCGACACCTGTCTGTATTCCTACCCTTGCTTTCGCAAGGCGTTGGCTAAACTGACGGTATCGACCAACCCCATTGCACGAACACCTGAGGGGAAGGTCGCGATGTGTGTCTTAAAAGGTGAGGCCTGTGCAAACGTCAATGGCCATGTCCCAGTCATTGGACCTTTTGCACGACTAATGGCCAATTCCGGCAAAGTATCGCAGAAGCATCGCGATGCTATCCTCAAGAGCGACGGAGACTTGCGCTATGCTTTTAAGCATATGCCCTCCAAGGTCGAATTGAGCTACTCTGAGCGTGACTTGTTCTTGTACAACATCGCGCTGGACCTGTCTATTTCAGTGGGCGAGCTTAATGGGTACGACGAGGCCCTTCGCGGTTTTAAATCGCTTAAGCAAGCCGCTGGTCTGAAACTTGCGAGTGACGGACCAGAATGCCCAGACTGGGGCTACTGGCTCAAGTAGACAAGACTTGGATAACACTCGTCGCCTGCATTGACATCTACCTCCCGATGTTGAACAGTGTATATATATCCGTCCTGTTCCGGATACCACAGCATCACCGCATCACTTGCATTGCATTCCCAACACAACGCAGCTACGTTTACACCGAAGATGGTCAAACCAAGCAAGAAGACTAAGAAGGCGCAGAAGATGCGCCCTAAGCCACGGATTGTTCGACCAATCCGTAACGGATTCGATGCTCAAGCCGCAGCATATGCTCGGCTTTTGCTCGATCCTTGCCACGCTCCTCTTACTCGCCCAGTTGGCACGCCAACTGGAGGCATATTATTTCGAGCACAGTCAATTATCTTGTTAGGTAGCACCACCGTTAACAACTCCGCTGCATTCCACTGGGTGCCGAGCGCGATGAACGCCTCAAACACTGAGCTGCTTTTGTCAGCAGGACTAAACGGCGCCACTAACACTAGTTTCTCAGCTAGTGCCTTGTCGCCGGCCAAGACCTTCGTGAACAATTCAGCTAGCGACGCACGTTGCGTCGCGGCCTGCGTCAGAATCATGTACGACGGTGCCGAGTCCGGACGCGCCGGACGTGTAGCCTATGGCAACACGCTCGGCGGGTCAATGACTATCTCCACCGCCAACACATATGACTCTCTCATGGCCCAGCTTGAGACAATGGAACGCACCCCACAAACCACAGCTGAAATACGCTGGAAACCAACCGATTACGACACGGCTTTTGTCGACCCTGGAAACGCCATTCCTGTTCAGGACCGCGACCGACGTGGAGCCATATCTATCGTGGTCGTTGGACACCCTATTGGCAACCCGCTAACCCTTGAGCTTACGGCAGTGTATGAGTACTTGCCAATAGCCGGACAGGGCATAGTGATGAACACCAATAGTGGTTCCACGTCCGAATGGACACCTTCCAAAGTGGTTAATCGCCTGTCCGCTGCTATGGAGAACCCTTGGGTACAACGGGCTGCGACAACTTTCTTGTCCAACCTTGGTACTATGGGTAATACTACCAGACGCGGTGGGCGACGCCAGATGCCACTGCACATCGACTTTTGACCCCCCCCCACTCCTAGCCCCTTTCTTCTTTATCGCACTTATATCATACAAAACCAAAAACAGGTATAGCATGGGCATTAGGCCCCGGGAAACGCATCACATCTCTTTTCTTAGATATCTAGAACACCTCCACAACTAGAGCAAGCACAGCGCATCACATGACAGGTTATAAGTCTTTAAAACCCCAAGC